ATTTCTTGGGAAACGCGGATGTATTCAGCATTTATTGGTCGGACTGAATATATTGCAGAACCGCGGATATGATTCGACGGGGATTTCCTATATCGAAAATGGTAATCTAATTACGCGCAAATATGCCTCGTCCAATACACACAATTCATTGGATACGCTGAAAAAGTCATTGGAGCAAGTATCGTCGGAAATACAGATAGGAATCGCCCATACGCGATGGGCGACACACGGCGGCAAAACCGACGCAAACGCACACCCCCATACGGATACTAAGAATCGCATCTCTCTAGTTCACAATGGTATTATAGAAAATTACGAGGAACTCAAGACGGAATTGTTATTGGAAGGTGCGACATTTGCCTCGCATACGGACACCGAAGTGATTGCCCTCCTCGTTGCGAAATATTTGGACCAGGGGTATATGATGGAGGCCGCTATACAACACACGGTTATACGAATGTCGGGGACATGGGCCATTGCCATTGTCCATCGCGATTATCCCAATAAATTATGGATTACGCGGAACGGCTCGCCCCTACTCTTAGGAATCGAGGACGAATATGTCTTGGTCGCATCGGAGCACAGTGCATTCGGCAACGCCATCAAAAAATACATTATAGTAGACAATCACGATATTATCGAGATTTCGAAAGAAAATGACCGTATCAAGTTCAATACCGATATATGCCGTTATACAATCAATTACAAAACGGGTGGCGCGTACGATATATTGCCATGTACCTATCCCCATTGGATGCTGAAGGAGATTAAGGAGCAGGCATCGAGTATTCATCGCGCGATGAACAACGGGGGTCGCATTTATAACGGACATTGTGTGAAATTGGGGGGATTAGACGAAAACCGCGACCAACTACTCGCGCTCAACCATATAGTCATTCTCGGATGCGGAACGTCACATAATGCGGGCCAATGGGCCGCCGCCATGTTCAAAATGTTGGATATAATGGATACGGTGGCGGTTTTCGACGGCGCCGACTTTAGCAAAAACGACCTTCCCAAATCGGGAAAAACGGGGCTCATTTTATTATCGCAATCGGGCGAGACGAAGGATTTGCACCGATGTATTCATATTGCGGGGGAGCTGGATTTGGTGACGATTGGTATAGTGAATGTGGTCGATTCCATGATTGCGCGTGAGACGACCTGCGGCGTTTATTTGAATGCGGGGAGGGAGGTCGCCGTCGCCTCGACCAAGTCGTTTACCAATCAATGTGTGGTGTTGGCCATGGTTGCGATATGGTTTTCGCAAAATAAACCGACCCATTTCGAGAAACGGAAACAGATTATTTCGGATATGCGGAATTTGCCGAATCAGGTGGATGATTTAGTGAATATGGCCGAAGGATTCATTTATAGTATAATACCTCAATTTAGGGAGAAAACGAGCGCATTTATCTTGGGTAAGGGGTCGGCTCATGCCGTTGCCGAAGAGGGGGCATTAAAAATGAAAGAGGTCACCTATATCCATGCCGAGGGATATTCGACGACGGCACTGAAGCACGGTCCATTCGCCCTAATCGACGCCAATACACCCATTCTACTATTGGACGTCGATTCAGAGCACCGCGACAAGACGCGGAATGCGTATCAGGAAATCGCGGCGAGAAACGGACCCATTATCAAAATAACGACCGAAGTGTCCAATTGCACGCTGAATACGCTGGTCATCCCCCATAATAGGACCTTTGGCGCCATTTTAGCGAATGTGGCGATACAACTACTTAGCTATTATTTGGCAGTGGACCGCGGAATCAATCCCGATTTCCCCCGAAATTTAGCTAAAGTGGTGACGGTCGAATAATAGGCGGGGTATATTGTATCAGAATGCGTATAAAATTGAAATACTTTTTCTCGGCCTGGTGGTATATACAACCCCTTACCCGAAAAGCGAATATGAACCAAACGATTGACGAGATATATGGAAAACTGGTGCCCTTTGTGGGCGTCGAAATGGAATTGCCCGCGACAAAGAACAAGGGTTTGGTGGGATTAATGGCGGAGAAAATCCTGGGTATTCCGCCGACACCGAACTGCCTCGATTGTGTCGACGGTGAGCTCAAGACATTTCCCTTGAAACGGCTGAAGAACGGGCAACTCGTTCCGAAGGAGACGATTGCGGTCACTATGCTGGCACCCGAGCAGCTGAAAGAGCACGAATTCCAAGCATCGCGATGCTACAAGAAGATGAGTCGTATGCTGATTGTGCCGTATTTGCGAACAGGCGATATAGTGCAATTTATGACACCGCAGATTATTTGCCGCGAGGACGCCAAATACGCGGAATTATACGCGATTATGGAAGCCGACTATACCCAAATTAGAGAGGAATATTTGGCAACGGGGGTCATCCAGTCAAAGACGGGGAAATTGTTGCAGAGTCGGACCAAGGGGGCGGGTCATGGGTCGACCTCGCGCGCCTTTTATTTGCGTCCGGAGTTTATGAAGCGGTGTCTCGATAGTTTGCGATAGAGAGATAGTATTGTATTTATATTGTAAAATAAATACAGTCCGAGTTTATTTCCGTGTTTTACGACCATATTTTGATTTCTTGGCACGCTTGGATTTCCCTTTTCTTAGGCGACGTGTAGTGGTAAAGACCTTTTTGTTGCGGCGAGTTCGTCGAGTCCGTTTCAATTTTGATTTGCCGCCCTCTTCCGTGAAATCGGGACCCTGTTCTCTCGAAACGGGGACCTCTTGTTTCACCGAAACGGGGACCTCTTGTTTCACCAAAACGGGGACCTCTTGTTTCACCAAAACGGGAAACTTTTCATCTAACTTTTCATCTAAAGTAAATACAACCATTTGGTGGTCACTCAATGGAACCACAGGAATAGTTACTCCCTCACCTAGAGTATTTTTATCTTGGTCTAGAGATGAAGTACCTTGGTCTAGAGATGAAGTACCTTGGTCTAGAGATGAAGTACCTGTGGGTACAGGAGTATTGCAAGTACCTTGGTCTACAGCTAAAGTACCGGGTAGAGTAGAAAAAACATAATCTCCAATATAATAATATTTGTCAATTCCACCTCTATTTGCAGGTAGAGGACCTTTTGCGAATCTCAATCTTTTTTCTAATAATGGTAAATATTTTTCTTTTTGGTCTGGTGTTAGTGATAATATTTTATTTAAAAAATTTATTTCTTTTTTCAGATCAGGGTTATATTTGTAACCATTTTTAGAATCTTCAGCATCCAATTCAAAATCCTCAAATGGAAAATTTCCCGTCATTGCACTTTTTTTTTCAGACCAACTAAAATATTTTAAAGCGTTAACCATATCAGTTTCTTTTAATTTTTGTTCCCCCTCTGTATTATTTTCCGATGTCGTTTGAATATATTTGTATCCTTTTGATGGGTCATATTTAAAATCTGCAAGACTCTGCAACCAATCTTCTGACCACGTACTATACCAACTATAACAACAAGATAATGGAAAATTGTCCTTAAACTTAAATGTCAATACTCTGGTCGAATCTGGTGGTTCATCGTATAAATTAAATACCCCACTTGAGTTAGGTACGGTATTTTCTGGTGGTGGTTGGTTATATCCATCATTTTTGTATACTCTTTCTCTAAAAAGATTCTTAGTTTCACCATTTAACAAACCCCCAAATCTATCATTAAAATCTCCAGTCATAAATATTTCATCAAAATTATTAAAATCTTTGACTTCTTTTGACTTTTCAGGAAAATTTTCCATAAATTTTTTATAATTTTTTATAATGGACATACGAATTTGGGTATAATCGTCCATCGAATAATCTGCATTATTTGGTGCATGTAAATTAATGAGTAAATAATATTTACCTCCATTCTTTGTAACAACAAATGTATTCGGTCTTGATAAATCCATTACTTTATCATCTGGGTTTTTATATGAAAAAACTTGTCCAGCGACAAATGTACCTAGACGATTTTTATCCCATATTGTCATTGCAGAAAAACTACCTATATGTTTTGAAAATGCAGCATATACTTCATCATGAAAATATCCATAATTATCAATTTTTTCCACCATGTCAACTATTTTTTCAACCCCTCTCAATTCATTCCATGGTTCGTTTCCATTTATTGTTTCCCAAAGTTTACTTTCTTCATCATGTTCTCCTTCTTTTTTTATAAAACCAAGCGAGTCATATGAATCTTCGCCAATCATTTGTCTTAATGTACGTCGTTGTTCTTTTTTTTTTGGTAATTCTGTATAATAATGACCATCTACACCAGATTCGGTCATTTGGTATTCATAATCAAACCAACGATTCAACTCCTGTAACCCAATCAACATTGGTTTTTCTTTTTCCATGTAATATTTCAAATACTCAAATGCTTTCTTCCAAGCAGCTCGAGGTGTTCCAAATGTATCTTTAGCCAACTTTATAAATTGTATTTCTGATGGAATAAATAAATCACCACCTGCAAGTTTTTTGTTGACAAAATTTTGAATAGCAGCATCGGGGTTTATACCTAAATCGGACGCATAACTCATATTCCAGCTTATTATAATATCGGGCAATGCGAAACTCGCGGACATTATTGTTATATATAATAAATATATAATAATACCTTTATTTTCGACCCTTTCTTTTTGTTCCTCTCTTTTTTCGCGACCCGCCCTTCCTCGATGCAGTTGCACCCGCACTAGCACCCGCACTATCTCTCGGTGACGTCACGGGTTTTATCTTAAATCTTGGAATTAACCCTTTCAATTCTTCTAAATTATCAATGGCCTGTTTGGCGGCAGAATCGGCCGGTTGTACATGTTTAACCGTTCGTATAGTATATTTGGTCCCCGAACGCACTACGGTGCGCGCTGGTTCTTGTAATTCTGCATTTATATTATCCTTTACCGTATTAACGCGGTGAATAATACTGTTTATTTCGTCTCGAATTTCCTTCTTTGTTGGCATTAATATATAGTAAAAAAAGATTATATTTACAGGAGTTATGTGAACGAGTCATCTATCTATTTATCTTAGAATATATCCACAATTTACCTGTTTGGTTCGAATGTCATAATCATATCACCGGTCAACGAATCGCCGGTAATCTCTACTATACGAACATCTTCGTGACGCGGTTCTACGTCGGCATCCTCATCATCCGATACATCAGACCACACCGTTTCATCGTCATCCTCTTCGCCTTCTTGGCCTTCTTGACCTTCTTGGTCCTCTTCTCCTTCCTCATCTTCGTACTCTAATGCGCTGTCGGGAATGAGTTGACGGCGACACATTGCGCACCCGCTCTCCGTGGATGTCATAATCGATTCCAGTAAACATGATGTATGATAAGCGTGACCGCAACGGGTAATACAAAAGTCGACCATAGTCATGGGGTCGCAGCAGATAGGGCATTCGCCTCTATAATCCGTCTCGAAAATAGGTTGACATATGACGACCTTGTGCTCAGGTACTTCGGGTACTTGTTCACATACAGCATCATTTAGCTCGGTCACCGACAACGCATTTGGCTCAGCGTTTGGCCGCGCATTTGGCTCGATGACCGACAATACGTTGGGTCCAAGCTCGACGTCCCAGTCATGCTGAATCGCCCATATATCCTCGTCGATGCCCCAGTCAGCTGAAGGGGAATTCTGGATGACATTTGTGAAATTGAAGTTGAAATATTGAATGACACCACTAAATATGCCATTGGTGTTCATAATATAATGATTATTTGAAATAAAATTGTTCATGGTATTCATTGCGTTGCTTTGGTGGGAAGGGTTGTCTTATATTCCTTTGCGAAAAAAGTGTTTCAATTTTATGTCTATGGCGTCTAATTAGTATCTTATCGCGCTTTTCCACCCGCACTGGCTCCACGTCTTCGCTTTGTTTTGCTTTTCAAATGCGTAGGTAAGGATTTGTATGCGCGGGATGTATATGACCGTTTATTCGAACTAGTGAGCGATATACTATATGCGCGGCTTGGTCGCGTTTCTCTCCATACATGAGCTCGAGGTGTAATCCGTTTAACTAAGCCGAACTCCTCATATTTAATAGGCGGTTCAAATGGATTCCCATTTTTAATGTCTTTCAAGATTTTGGCAATTATTTTTAGCTGTTTGCAATTATATTCCCCCTTTTTCATTTTATCATGGATGATAGTAAAGTATGACTTCACGGTATGCTCTCCGTATTCCAATACACTTTCGATACGTGTAGTTAAACCCACGCCGATAATATTATTAAGGATAAATGATTCGACTGATTTCGTTTCAATCGTGCGACGATTATGTGCCGTTTGTTCTTCATACAATGTAGTTTCCGCAAGTCGATTCATTCGTCGTAGAAATGTAGATTCATAATTTTGTTTATATCCGTGTCGATTATACCAAGATTCGCCGGTTGTTAATATACTAATCATTGCTAAATCGATTTCTACTTTGCCAGAGCCGGGCGGGTTACAGTTTACACGAATATGACTGTCGTCTTGTCCAATAATTAAATGTTTTATTTTGAGTCGTCGAGCTAAGATTTCCAATTTTTGCAATACCTTTGTTCCGCCCATATCGCATGCATATACATTGAAAATATCGATAAGGTCATTTTCGAAATCGATTTCAAACCGGGCACATTTAACCCCTTTTGTCGAGAATATAGTAAATAGTAGTTTTACGTGCCCGGCCTCACTGCTGTCTACTATTTCCATTTTAGACGTTTTGAATACATCTTTGATGATTTTCACTTTTTTAGCCATCTCTTCCGAATAGTGTGGTTCTTCTTCGTCGTAGTCCCAGTCATCGCCTTCTTCGTCATCTTCTTCATCTTCTTCATCTTCTTCATCTTCTTCTTCATCATAATCATCCTCATATTCTTCTTCTTCCTCCTCTTCTTCTCCGGTAATACCAAGCGCTATACTATATGCCGCAGATGGCACCGGCTCTCTTGGTGAAGGCGTCTTTTTAGCTTCGATATGTTTCACTAAAGTAAAGGCTGAATACCGAAAATCACTATTAAAGTCCAAAGAATCAATTGTATAGCCAATTGCTGTTGCTATAGAACAGTTGTATTTTCCCGCCTTCATCATCTTGTGTATTTTTTTAAAATAGGCCTGAACAGTTTGACCCTTGAATGGTAATGCAATATGAATCATTGGGTCTATTCGTCTGTAACTCAGAAAAGTCTCAATTTGTTCCCCCCTAATTATAGACAGATTGTTCTGTTTTTCATCATCATACAAAGATGTATCGTCAAATATAGTATCCAATGATATTTCATATTCGTCGGAAACCTGTTTATAACCACGGCGATTATACCAAGATTCGCCGGTGGACAATATACACAATCTAGCCAAATCTATCTTAATATCCTCCGACCGACATTTTTTCATCGCAATATAACTGGCGTCTTGTCCGATGATTACATACATCAACTTGAGACGACGAGCCACGGTTTCCAACATATCCAAAATCACATTTCCACCAAGATTGCACGCACTGATTTTGAGGACTTCAATATACCCATTCCCTTGACCGTTGTTTAGAGAAAACTTTACACAATCGTCGCCATCTAGGGTAGATATTGTTATATACCTACTCCCTTGGGAATTATAGTAATCTTTGTATTCAATATTCCCATATTTAGGAATATCAAATACTTCTTTTATGATTTCAATTGAATATTCTATCGAACGCAAGTTTTTTTGCGTTGCCATATAATACATTATGATATAATATTTATCGTTTCCGATGGCCTCGACTAATTCTCCCATTGCCACCTAGACTGCTACTCCGGAGAGCGGCATCCTCACTATGGTTAGAGCGACGCGTGTGACGACGATGCAATGTTTGCTGCCATTGCCGGAGTGTCCCTTTAGACGGGACTTTACCCGTTAATCGCGTGGGAAGGGATTTAGTCGACCGCGACCCCTCCAATATCCGCATTTTATCCGGCATATCGCGTATATCTTTCGACATAGCGGATAAACGTTGGATTCCGACCCGTTTGATGAGGTTCTGATTACTATATTGTATTATGTCCTTCTTGGCAATCGCCCTGACTAAGGCGGCGATTATTTTTATTTTGGGACACTTGTATTCGCCGCGTTTCAATCCATCATACAATCGTTTGAAATATTGCCGGACACTTTGTTTCTTCGGTGGCAAAACGGTGTGTATTCCCGTATCCAATAATTGATGACCTTCTAAGAATTCG